GTTAACTGTAACAGACCTTCGGTAGTGTCTTCATACTCTTGGTCAACTTCATATCCTAGCTTTGCTAGAATTTGACCTACTACTGAGTCATCATCACCCCCTTGATTTCCTGGATCATCGTCCTGGCCATCGTCATCGTCGTCCTGATCTAAATCATCATCTTGATCATCGTCGTCTTGATCGTCATCGTCATCAAGATCGTCAGCTACTTTCTTTTTAGCAGCATCATCATCTAAGTCATCAGAACCAGGAGGGTCTGTGTTTAAATCGTCTGCAGCATTATCATCATTGGCATCTGAATCAACTGCAATTCCACCGTCTATCATATCATCAAAAGATATGTCGTCAAGTGCAATTTTGTCTTGTGTGTCACTCATTGTCTATAAAATTAATCTTTACAAAATTATTTAAAATTAGTCCGATTTACTTGGTTTGATTATTTTTTCGTATATGCTTTATTATATAACACTTAGAAGCTTTTCTTAAGTCTAACACCGAACCTAGGCCCTTCATTTTCTAATGCCATTACGCCAGGAACAGGGTACATACTGCCTTGGTAGAGAGTGTTAGGTTTAGCGTAGTAACCTTCAATAAAATCACCATCTCCCATATTATACTTTAGGGATAATCTGCCTGCACCTCTACCCATACCAGAGTAGCCATCTCTTTGACTTAGAGGGGCTACAGTACCTGTGCCAGTACTGCCGTATATAGGATTATTGCGGTTTTTATCATACCTACCTCTCATTTCATAACCTATACCAAGAGACAGATTGTCATTTAGAGAAAAGTTAGTTTGAGGAGTTACGCTCATGTAAGGACTAACATTACCATTAGCATACGCAAGACCTGCTTCGCCTTCAAAACTACCTCTTACATCTACGTCGCTTCTACGAAACATATTTTCCAACACATTTCCTGGAACACCTTGCCAACTAGCTTGCCCCCTAATACCTGCTCTTAAGTTTTCACCTGCAGGTCTAAAACTTTTACCTTTACGATTTCCTACACCTATGCCCGCACTTCCTATCAAATCTGCACGGTACTTAATTTCATCTAGTATATCAGTGCCTTGCAGACCTAATGAAAATCTAGACTCGTCATCTACTAGGTTTTTACCAAAAGTATAATTAGTAACTGCATCTGGAGTTTGTGCCCAGTTAGGTCTAGTACTTTGACCTGGCTTTATATAAGTATCTACTTCTTGGAATGTGTCTCCTTCCCGTCCACCAAATTGATGTTTAGCTCTGTAACCACCTTTCTTGTATGCAGGTGTTTCTATAACTGTGCCCTTGCCTGGGCCAGTAGGTAAGCTCTGTATTCCTGGGGGCACATTTTTAAATGATTGTACTAAATGCCCTTGCTCATCAAACTTGCTAATGTTGATAGGAGCCTTCATACCTTCTGTACTAAAAGGTGTGTTAGGGGGAACATCTGGAAATGCCATAGAAGCATTGGTGTTGCCAGCTGCATGCTGTGGCCGTAGACCTTGCGATTGTTCTTGGGGAGTATTTGCAACCTGCATATCCTGAGGCTGAAGCATCTGGCTAATATCTTGACCTGCGCGTGCAGCATCAAACAAATCTAGAACACTACCTTTGTAGCCTACTGCTCTAGCTGTCTCCAGAATTTCTTTGCGCCTCTCGTTGGTTAGCATTAGCTTCTCTTTGTATTTCTGCGTTTTGGTTGTCAGCGTTCATCTTACGCTCAATCTCCATTTCTTTGATGTCAAGCTCTCTCTGCTTAGCTTCAAAATCCTGCATCATTTTTTGCAGGTTAAAGTTTTCTGCTGCAGGATCTCTTCTAGCTTCTGCATTGATAAGAGCTACTTCAATATCTTTTTGACGATCTCTTTCTTTCTCTAAACTCTCTTGCTCAACTTTAGCTTGCTCCATTGCCATAGCTTGTTGCTGTGCCTGTTGTTCAGCCTGTTGCTGTGCTTGCTCTAACTGTTCTTGTGCACGTTCAGCTGCCTTTAGTTTCTCCTTGATTTGTGGGAAACTTTCCGCATCTAAGATTTCTGCAACTGTAGATGTCTTAGCACCGTTTTGCATCATAGCTTGTGTTAAGCCTTTAATCTGGTCTAGCTTCAATTGATCTTTACCAGAGTCAGATACAAATATGCCGTACTCAGATTCTAAGTGTTCCATAGAATCCAAGTCTAAGAAATCTGTTGTACCATCTGGCATAACAAATTGTCCTTTCTTGCCGGTCAACCAAGCTTCTTTAGAATAGTCAAGTAATGCTTGCATATCTCTCTGCTCTAGCCTAGAGAATTTACGGAACATGTCTTCTGTAATGTGCGATGACTGTAAGATAGCCTGCTGGCTAGATGCTTTACCTTCGTATGCACCTATCTCTCCTTGTCGTTGTCTAGATACACCAGATAGCTTTTCCCACTCCTGTAGAATAGAATCAAGAAGCATAATGTACTGCTGAATAGTCTTAATCGACATATCCAATACAGACTGGTGCTGTGGAGACAGCTGTATACCTTCTTTGTTGTAATCAACCCACGCAATACCTGTACCTTCTACATAGTACATAAACTTATCCATGTCCCACTTCTTAGGAATCATGTTAATGTCAAACTGCGCAATAATATCTTTACTTCTAGCAATAGAAAGCTCTAATCGGTATTTGTAAATGTTGTAGTTTAACTGATAGGCAATACCCATAGACACTAGAGATACATTTCTAGAGTTTATATCTGAATATTTTCTACCGTTAATTGGTAATTTACACTTTGATGGATTGTCTAGCGATATACGCTGATTTGCGAGTGGGTTAATGTTTACGTAGAACCTCCCGTCAATTCGGGTCCCTTCCCATACCTCATTTACCCACATGTACTTTACTTTGGCACCAGCTTCTTTCATTTCAGCCGGCATTCTAAATCCGTCTTCAACTTCTACTTCTTCCATAGTTCCAGTCTCTGGGTCTAGGTAAGTCAAGAAGCCAATACGCTTTCTAGATTTCCAATAAACGATTACTACTTCAACTAATCTGTTTCTGTATACGTTTGGATCGTTATCATGTGTTTTGTAGAACAAGTGCCCATCAACATCGTGGTGTCTTGGCTCTTCTAATTCTAATACCTGCTCTGGAGTTAATACATCGTAGTAGTGATCAATAACTGTAGAAGCATGTACATACTTACGTACAAGTGCCCAGTCACCATCTTCCACAAACTCCAAGTCAGGATCTTTGTCGTAGTCTACATCTATTGGGTTAAGTATTTCGTAGAAAGGCTCAGAGCTTCTCACGCCTCTATGCGTATACACCTCACCTGCTACTAAGAAATGGAACCAAGCTTTCTGCAATTTGTCGTAGACTTCTTGGTCTTGCATAATGTAGGTCATAGCGTACTGACCTTTTATTGCACGATTGTCTACATAGTTATTCTCAAACTGCTCAGCAATCTGCTCAGGCATTGGTATCTCTTCCGGCAACTGATTAGGGTCAACCATCTCAGGATTCTGCTCAGCCATTACCTTTAAGAATTGCATCTGCAAGTTCTGATAAATAGCTTGCTGCTTTGCCTTCTCCTTCTCACTTACTGCATTTGCATTTTGTACTGTAACAGTATAATTGAGAGGTCTTTTAGACTTTTCGCCTAGGAGGAGATCCACAATGGGTTTAATAATAGGATAGTTACGCATTTTAGAGGGGAAGTTCTTACGGCTTTTGCCATAAGGTTTTAAAACGTAACGATAGTCATCCTCATCAATTATACCGTTATAGTAATCGTACAAGACGCTCAGATCACTCTTGTGATCGTGCAATCCGTTATGAGATAAGTTTATATAAGCCTCAACGCACTTTTCGCGCCAGTCTTTTGTTTTCTTTGATAAAGGCAGTCTTTGCTGCGGTATTTTTTCTCCCCCTAGATACATAGAATACAAAGTTAATTCATGCTAGGCCCCTCAACCTACGCATGTGTTATTTTACGTGCCCTCTTATTGGTATAGCACTTTTTAATGGTAGTTATTATCAAACCAAGCATCTACTGATCGGTCTTCTAATATCTCTTTTACTTCTGCATTGTACAACTCGCGCGTGTGATACATACCAATCATCAATGCCATTACTCGGTCAAAGTTACCCTTGTGGTTAAACTTAATTAGCTCTTGCAACAAAGCTAAGTCATATATTTTATGCAAATTCAGTGTAGTTGTACCGTCTTCGTTTTTACTCCTAGCCGTGTTCAACCAATCTCGTATGTACAGCTCACCTTGCCTTTTCCTAGCCTCAGTTGTGTGCATACCGTACTGACGTTTTACATTCCTAGAGCGTAACTCTTTTTTGTCAAGCATTTCAAACTCTTCCTGTAGCCTGTGCAGTTTCCTGTGCTGCTTAGCATACTGGATTACGGCACCACGG